TCTGATGAAGGTCGATTGATTGAAACTCTTCGTAATAAACTTACACAATACTGTAGTTCTGTATCCATGTCTGGGGGTAGAAAAGTTGTCATCATTGATGAGGCTGACTACATGACTCCAGATTCAGTCCAGCCTGCTATGAGAGCCTTTATCGAAAAGTTCTCTTCTAATTGCTCGTTTATTTTCACTTGCAATTTCAAGAATCGAATTATCGAACCAATTCATTCAAGGTGTGCAGTCATAGATTATTCTGCAACTGATCCCAGACAAATGGCTGGGGAGTTCCTTACTCGATGTAATACCATTCTGAAGGAGAATGAGATTGAGTATGAGGAACCAGTGGTTGCAGAACTGATCATGAAGCACTTTCCAGATTTTCGTAGAGTTCTCAATGAACTTCAACGATATTCTGTATCTGGAAAAATTGATTCTGGCATCCTGCTAAATATTAGTGATGCCAACATGAATGAGTTGGCTGAAGCTCTCAAGACTAAAAACTTCAAAGGTGTGAGGTCTTGGGTTGTGAATAATCTTGACAATGACCCACAAAAGATATATCGTAAGGTATACGATAAATTGTATGAGAAGTGTGATCCTAATTCTATTCCTCAGATAATATTATCAATCGCAGAATATCAGTATAAGTCTGCATTTGTGGCAGATCAAGAAATTAATTTGATGGCTTGTTTAGTGGAGATAATGTCGAATGCAAAGTTCAAGTGAATTATATCAAGTCCTAAAAGACCATGTAAATTCTGATGGTCTTCCCATCATTCAAGAGGGACACTTTCAGGTTCTAACACAAAAGTATGGCAAAGATGTCTTTCGGGACACTCTTGCCACTTTTATTGCAACTGAAAGGCCTCCCTTTCCCTTGAGAGAAATATCTATCCATGATATGGAAGATTGTTTCAAACAACTCAGATCTGAAAAACATACCAAATCTCTGATCACAGATGCAGATGTCATGGAGAAATTCGATGACTATCAGTATCCATATTCAACTCATGGGTTGGGTGTGATTGATGCATCCAGTAAATTCAATCTCGCAAGTAATTATTTTTGTCAGGATCTAAGACTTAGTTGTGGCTCTTATGGTTTTCGAGCTCCGATTGAGGTGTGGAATAATGGCACTCCAAAAGATATCTGGAAGTGCCTTGGTCCAATCTGGAGAGGTATCAATGGTGTTTCAAAAGATAAGGATGGCAATCTGATCAAAGGCAGCTTGCAGAAATCATCTTACATATCTGCATTTCGTCTTGGTACATATATTGCAACTCAGTTCAAACCTCTTGTTGCAAAAAGTATCTATGAGATGACTAACGCAACTAAGGTATTGGATACCAGTTGTGGCTGGGGTGATCGTTTATGTGGATTCTTTGCCAGTAGTGCCACAGAGTACATTGGGTGTGATCCTAATCCAAATACATACGAAAGATATCAACAAGAGTGTGTCGAGTATGAGAGGATTCTTGGATTTGAAGGTAATCCAATAGTGGAATCTAATGAGAAGTTTTTCAGAAGTCAAGGTAAGAAAACAGTTACCATCTATCGGTGTGGAGCTGAAGATCTACCTTGGGACACTATTTCTGGCATTGATTGTGCATTCACTTCGCCACCTTATTTCTCTACTGAGGAATACAACAAAGGTGGAGAACATCAAGAAGATCAATCATGGGCAAAGTTCAATGAGTACGAATCATGGAGAGATAATTTTTATCTTCCAGTATCCAGAAACTCATTCAACTCCTTGAGTGAAAATGGTGTTCTTGCAGTCAATATATTTGATCCACAAATCAAGGGAAAGAGATATCGGTCTAGTGATGAGCTTTGTAATGATCCTGAATTGAATCCATATTTCATCGGACAGATGGGTATGAGAATCATGCAGAGGCCTCAGGGTAGATCTAAGTTCAAGAATGAGGATGGGACGTTTGATAAGAAACAAATGGATAAATTCATGAAAAGGACATTCATTGAAAATATCTGGTGTTTCAGTAAAAACAAAGACAGAAAAATCTTCCCACAGCCATCTTCTCTTGAAAGGTTTTTCTCATGAAACAATTAGACATACAATTCTCTGATGGTGAACTTCAACCAATAGTTGACTATTGTAATAGTGATCAGCAATACTCTCCAGTAATTACCAAATATAATAAAAAGGAAAACTGGAAGGCCATATCCATAAAGGGGTTTAGTCAAGATCCTTTGGTGATATCAAAACCAAATGTATTGGGAGTTGGATCTGGAGGCAATCTTCAGGAAACTCCTTTGGTTGACAGATTGCAAATCAGATCTATACTTGAAAAGATACCAGCTATGACTGAGAGAGTCAGGTTGATGAAACTAGAAGCTGGCACTAAGATATCCAAACATACAGACAAGGTAGATAAGGATATTAAGAGTCGAAAGATAATTAGACTTCATGTTCCTGTAATCACTGATGATCAGATCAAAATGATCTCATGGTTAGAAAAAGACGATCCAACTGAATTCAAAATGAAAAAGGGTGAGTGCTGGTGGTTAGATGTCTCAAAGGCTCACTCTGTTTTGAATGAATCAGATGTTGACAGAGTTCATCTGGTTATAGATGTCTTTGTTAATAATTATATGTCAGAGGTCATGTATGGTACTGGCAACTGAAGATCAATTGGAAGATGTAATGACTGTCTTCAAGAAGAATAGAGAATGGTTCCCTCATGTTCGTAAGTATCATATAATACACAGAATCAAATGGGAACATTGTATTTTTCAAGATGGTGTGGTCATTACATTTGGTGGTAAAAGGCCTGGTAAAGAGGATGCAGGATATATTGGAAAGAAGACAATAGGAACCTACGTTGCAAAAAAAGGTGATGTAATTTTACATCAGATTGCAAAAGATCCAGATGTAAAGACAAGTGCAAGTGAGATCCTACAAGAGTTCTTTCGGTACATTGAAGCAGATGTTGTTCTCAGTGTGAGAACTGACAATACTCGAGCCACTACTTTCTACATGAAAAATGGCATGAAACGAGTGGGAGATATAAATTGGGGTAAAAACGGATATATGAAAGGAGATGTTTGGTTCTATGAAAATCCAGCTAAAGGAATACTTAAATTCAATCAATCATGAAAAGAATAATATAATGGATGAAAATCCATTATGTGAAAACCAATATCCTGCATGGGTTGTAAACCATGCATTATATGGCCACTCTGATACTTTACTACTTGTAAATGAAATGAATATTTACAACCAGTTAGACAACAAACTTCAATACGACTTTCTCCTAAATAGTATTAGACAGAGGAAGCGCTTTGCTCCTTGGTTGAAAACTTCTAAAATAGATAATTTAGATTTAGTGAAAGAATATTTCGGATACAGCGATCAGAAGGCCAAGGATGCCTTGACCCTACTTACAGATGATGACCTAGAGCTTATCCGATCCAAATTGAATAAAGGTGGAAATGAGTAATGGTGAATTGAATTGGAGTCCAGAAGATATGCTGGAAGTCACTCTGAATGAACCAGATGATTTTCTGAAGGTCAGAGAGACATTATCAAGAATTGGTGTTGCATCAAGAAAAGAACGAAAATTATATCAGTCCTGTCATCTCCTTCACAAGAAGGGGAAGTACTATGTTGTACATTTCAAGGAACTATTTGCACTTGATGGTAAGAAGTCAAGTCTAACTGATAATGATATAGAAAGACGGAACACTATTGCTGGTCTTTTGAGTGATTGGGGTTTGGTTGGTCTGGTCGGTGAACCAGAACCTAAGGCCCCTTTGAGTCAAATAAAGGTACTCTCTTTCAATGAGAAAGATGAGTGGATTCTTGAAACAAAATACAACATAGGAAAAAAGAAGGATGAGTGACATTAAATTAGTGAAACTGAAGTCTGGCGAGGAACTAATCGGCGATGTTACAGTAGTGGGAGACTCTGTTGCTATCGCCAATCCTTGCCAGATTATACCTACACAAGATGGCATGGGGTTTGCACCCTGGCCTCCTTTTTCCAAAAATAGTAACGTAACAATTAAAACAGATTGGACCATTTGTATTACTGAACCAGTTGATGCAGCTAGAGATGCATGGAACAGTAAATTTGGTTCTGGAATACTACTACCTAATGTACAGTTGAATGGATAAAAGTCTTGACTTTTTCAAATTGAGGAGATATACTATATGATGAAACTTGGAGATATATGGATTTTTATACGAATGTAACTGTATTTGGAAATTCTGTTCTTGTCCGTGGCATCAAGAATGGAGAACGCACAACCGCCCGCCGCAAATTTCAACCTACCCTTTTCGTCCCTGTAAAAAAACAAACTCAATTCAAATCTCTTGATGGTAAGTTTCTGACTCCAGTTGTTCAGGAATCCATCAAGGAAGCGAAGGAGTTTGTTGACAGGTACAAAAGTCAGCCTGGAATGGTCTATGGGTTTACTCGTTGGCCTTACCAGTGGATCTCTGACACTTTCAAAGGTGAGGTCCAGTGGGACATGAGTAAGATCATGGTCGCCACAATGGACATTGAGACTGAATCAGAACATGGCTTTCCACAAGTGGATAATCCTATTGAACGTGTTCTGTCTATCACTCTCAAGAATCACTCTACCAAAAAGTTTGTAGTCTTCGGCCTACATTCCTACCAAACAGATCGTGAAGATGTGACCTATATCAAATGTGATAATGAGGATGATCTTCTCAGGAGATTTTTGTCGTTCTGGGAAACCAATATGCCTGATGTACTCACAGGATGGAACACACGTTTCTTTGACTTGCCTTATCTGATCAATCGTATCAAGGTCCGTCTTGGTGAGGATGAGATCAAACGACTCTCTCCTTGGAAAGCTGTATTCAATGATAATGTCTACAAGATGGGTAGAAACCATACTGCATTTGATATCATTGGCGTAAGTCAACTTGATTATCTTGAACTGTATCAAAAGTATACGTACTCTGCACAAGAGAGTTACACTTTGGATCACATCGGTTTTGTCGAACTTGGTAAACAGAAAGACAAGAATCCCTACGAAACTTTTCGTGATTGGTACACCAAAGATTATCAGTCTTTCATTGACTACAACATCATGGACGTAGAACTGGTGGATGCACTTGAAGACAAGATGAAATTGATTGATCTGCATATCACCATGGCCTATTTCGCAAAGTGCAACTACAATGATGTATTCTCACAGGT